CACCACGCCGACCTGGCCGGCGCCGCCAGGGCCAGCACGCCATTCACTGCGGTCGTCCCCGATGTTTGAGTTCCGCGAACTGTCCCGCTTCCTTGGCCGGCCGGTGCAGCTGCCGCCCACCCAGGAGCTGGGCCTCAACTGGCACCCGTATCCGCCCAGCGATCCGGTGTCGGTCACCTGCCTCAGCTACCACGCCGACGACCCGGACGCCGAGGTCATCGTCGACTGGTCCGGCCGCGTCCTGCAGCCGAAGATCACCGGCACGATGATGGAGCTGGTGTGCACGCCCAGCCGCGCGGCGCGCGGTGCGTGGGTAGGCGGTGCCCGGCGGGTGCAGCGCAGCTGCGACGTGCCCGTGTACTCGCAGGGCCTGGGCATGTGCAACCTCAACCCGGACGACGTGCTGCAGGTGTCCTGGCTGGCGCTGTGCACCCTCTGTGCCGACGTGGTGCGCATCAACTGGTGGCGCTACGACGTGGCCCGCTGCCAGCTCACATTCCAGCAGGTGGCCCATGAGTACTGACAGGAGCGTGCATGTTCGGGCTGCGTGAGATTTCCCGGTTCCTCGGCAAGCCGGTGCAGCTGGTGCGCTTCGACCTGGGCCCGCTGTCGTGGGGCTACACCGCGGGCGATACGCCGGTGGAGCTGGATGGCCTGACCTACGTGCCGTCCGGCATCAGCGTCAGCGCCGTGCGCGAGACCACGGAGGTGGCGAAGAACCGCGTCACCATCACCCTGCCGATCGCGCTGGATCCGAACGCGCCCAACCCGCCACCGACGCAGGCGTTCGCCGGCATCTGGCGCCCGTACCCGCCGGCGCGCAAGGTCATCGCCACGGTGATGAGCATGCACCGCGGCGACGCCGACGCCGAGGTGGTGGTGAACTGGCGCGGCCGCGTGGCGCAGCCGGAGTTCACCGACACCCTGCTGACGCTGACCTGCGGCAACACCCGCGCCCGGCATCGCGGTGCCGGCGGTGGCCATCGCTGCCAGCGCGCCTGCGACCTGGTCGTGTACGGGCAGGGCCCGGGCGAGTGCAACCTCGACAAGGATCTGTTCGCCATCCCGTTCACGCTCACCGCTGCCAGCGGCCTGACGATCACCGCCCCCGAGTTCGGCACCAGCTCGTTGCCCATGGATGGTGGGTGGGTGGAGTGGATGCGCCCGGACGGCCTGATCGAGGAGCGCACGATCATGGCGCATAGCGGCGACACCCTCACGCTCGAGTACGGCGCGGCCGACCTGGCCGAAGGCCTCGAGGGCACCGCGTGGCCCGGCTGTGCCCACAACTGGGAGGCCTGCGCCGCCCGCGACAACACCGACAACTACGGCGGCGTGTTCCACCTGCCGACCAAGAATCCCTGGAGCGGCAACCCCCCATGACCCAACGCACCGCCCTGCAGCGCCTGGCCTACGTGTACGGATGGCGACTGCGTCACTTGTGGATGGATACCAATGTGGGCCGGTGGCTGTGCCTGGGGCTGGCGGGTGTGCTGCTGGTCGCCACCGGCGTGATGCTGGCCACCGCACTGACCGGTGCACGGGAGATGCACGCCGGCTTCTGGATTCAGATCGCCATCATGGTGGTCTCCACCCTGATCATGATGGCGCTGGCGCCCAATCCGACGGATGCGGCGAAAAGCACCGCAGAGTCGCCGCAGGTCGAGGATGGCCAGGGCATCCGCATGGTGTTCGGCGAGGTGTGGGTGGACGATCCCACCGTCGTCGGCCACAAGCCGATGGGCACCAAGAACATCCGCGGCAAGAAGTCCGGCTGGAAAGGCCGCCCGATCATCGGCTACTGGTACAAGCAGCTGTTCCACTTCTTCATCTGCCGCGGCCCGGTGGATGCGCTGCTCGAGTTCCGCGCCGGCGACAAGACCGCATGGCGTGGCCAGCTGACCGACAACGGCGCGCTGAACATCGCGGCCAAGGAACTGTGGGGAGGCGCCAAGACCGGCGGCGAGGGCGGGCTGGAAGGCGTGCTCGAGGTGCGCTTCGGCCGGCAGGACCAGCTTCCCAGCAGCTACTTGGCTGCGAATCTCGGCCCCCAGCAGAGCGCCCACCGCGGCCGGTTTAGCGCCATCTGGCAGGGCGGCCTGTGGGGCGCCTTCTCCCCGTACCCCAAGACGGCATCGTTCAAGGTGCGCCGGATCCTGGAAGGCTGGGAAGGAGCGGGCGGGTGCTGGTATCCGGAGAAGGCGGTCGTAATGCCCGGCCAGGTTTTCATCGCGCCCGACGCCGATTGGGAATACCAGATCCTCCCGTATCACTCAGACCCGGGGCACGAGAACCTTGAGGTGCCTACGGCGGGATGGGCCGCTGGCCGTGCGCCCTTCTGGTCAGGTGGTTGGGTGTGGCCGGACTCGATCCCCGGCAACTCGGATTGGCCTGTCGACACGATCTTGTGGGCTCGCAAGACCATAACTGTGCCGGTAGGGATTTCCATCCGGATGCTGGTCCGCGCCGAGAACGGCTGTGTGGTGTTCTTGGATGGGACGCCATACGTCGAGGTGAACGCCGACAACGTGCAAGTGCCTTCCGGAGAGACTGCCGAGTTCACGCTTCCTCCTGGAACGTACGTCATCGCAGTAAAGGCGTTCGATGAACACCCAAGCCTTGGCGATACGTATTTCTCGCTAGAGGTGGTGGGTGTAGAGTCGCTCAAGGGCATGAACCCGGCCCATATGCTCTACCAGTCCATCACCGACAGCTGGATGGGCGACGAGCCGGTAGAGGACATCGACGAAGCCAGCTTCATCGCTGCAGCCGATCGCCTGTACGCAGAAGGCTTCGGACTGTGCACGCAGTGGGTGCCGGGATCCGAGAGCGTGCAGCAGTTCCAGCAGCGCATCTGCAACGTCATCGGCGCATCCATGGCCCGCTCGCCCATCGATGGCCGCTGGCACCTGGATCTGATCCGGCCCGACTACGTGCTGGACGACCTGCCGATCCTGACCGATGACGACATCATCGAGTACAAGGAGCAGCCGGCTACGCTGGACGAAGTGGTCAACCAGGTCATCGTCGAGTGGTTCGACCCAAGTGCCAAGGAGGACCGCTCCACCGCGCCGGTTCAGTCGCTTGGCGGTATCCGCCGTGCCGGCGGGGTGGTGGGCGAGGTATCCACGTACCGAGAAATCCCTGCCGAGGGCCTGGCCTTGCGAGTCGGCGCCCGTGACCTGCAGGCCAAGGGCCAGCCGCAGCGACGCCTGGAGATGAAGACCACCCGCGTGCCCTGGGCGTGGCGCCCGGGCCAGCGGTTCCGCCTGCAGGCCCCGCGCCGTGGCATCGGAGACATGGTCTGCCGCGTGGGCGATATCGACCGCGGCACGCTGCGCAGCGGGGCCATCAGCCTGAGCGCGATCCAGGACGTCTACGCGCTGCCGGACGTGACCTACGTCCTGCCGGAGCCGGGGGGCGGTGGCCAGGCTGACGCCGCACCGCAGGCTGCGGCTGCAGCCCGCCTCGAGGAGCTGCCCTACGCCTTGCTGGCCAGCATGATGCCGCCGGGGGAGTTCGCCGCGCTGGCTCCGGACGACGCCTACCTGTTCGCCGTGGCCACCCCGGCAGGCAGTGAGATCGGGTACGCCCTGCACGTGGACGCCGGCGACGGTTACACCGAGGCCGACGACACCGACTGGTGCGCCACTGCCATGAGCGTGGCGGCATGCGGCAGGACGGAGACCGAGATCAGCATCAGCAACCTGCGATACGACGATGAGGTCACCGTCGGCGCGATGGTGCTGTGGGACAGCGAGATCTGTCGCCTTGATGCCATCGACCGGCTCGCCGGCACCATCACCTTGGGCCGCGGCTGCGCGGACACCGTGCCGGCCACGCACGCCGCAGGCTCACGCCTGTGGATCCTCGGTGACTCGATCGCGCTGGACCCGACCCGGTACACCGGCGAGGTGGAGGTCGACGGCAGGCTGGTAACGCGCACTGCCAGCGCAGCACTCGATCTGGCCAGCGCCCCGGTGATCAGCATCCAGACCGCCCGGCGCCAGCACCGCCCGTATGCCCCCGGCCGCCTGCGTATCGATTCGGCCATGCCGCCGCCCCTGGTGGTGGGTGCCTTCGATGTGAGTTGGGCCCACCGTGACCGTTTGCAGCAGGGCGGCCAGCTGATTGATGCCGAGGCAGCCAGCATCGGCCCGGAGCCGGGCACGACCTACACCTTGCGGGTGTACATCGATGACGTGCTGGACGAAGAGCAGGCCGGCCTGACCGGCACCACGGCCAGCGTGCCGGTGCTGGGCGGCAACGGCGATGCCCGGCTGGAAGTCTGGGCCGTTCGCGATGGCCTGGACAGCTGGCAGGCCGCCACCGCGCTGTTTGCCTACCGCACCAGCCCGCGCCTGCCGTATGCCGACCAAGACGGCACCGTTTACGCCGACCAGGACGGCACCACCTATGAAGGATGACCGGACATGACCACCAAACGCTTTGACGACAACCCCGCCCTCAAGGCCTACGCCGGGACCGAGGTGATCCCCCTGCAGGCGCTGGATGGCGGCACCGATACCGACGACAACCCGGTCGCGGTCGGTGACGATGCCAAGATCAGCCTGCGCGATCTGGCCGGGCTGAAGATCCACGCCGTGTCCGTGGCTTCCGGCACGGCCACCATCAACTGTGGTCACGGGCTGGCGCGGCGGCACACCCTGAGCCTGACCGGCAATGTCACCATGGCGCTGGCCGATTGCGCCCCGTCTGGCTATGCCACCGAGGGCGAGGTGCGCATCGTGCAGGACGCCACCGGCAGCCGCACGGTCACCTTCCCGGCCGGCTGGAAGCCGCTTGGCGGCAGTGACACCGCCGTGGCCAGTGCCGCCGGGGCCGTGACCTGGCTGACCTTTGTCAGCTATGACGGCGGCACCACAGTGAGCTATGCCATGCAGGAGCGCGGGGCATGATCCTGCGCAGGATGATGATGGCGGGAGCATCGGCTGACCCTGGGCTCGCGAGCAAGGTCGTCGCGTGGTACGAGTTCGACGGGGACTTGCTCAACAGCAAGAACCCCGCGAATGCCGCGGGACTTCCACGAGCGATGACCGTCGCCTCGGGAGGCGGCTACACGACTGGGAAGCATGGGCAGGCGCTGCAGTCCGCGCGAGCCCAGTACAGCATAGGGTCGACGCTGGCAGAGCTGGGTGGGTTTGAGGCAAGCGGGGGCGCGATGTGGAGCTGGTTCAAGCCCACATCAAGCAGCCCACGAGTCCTGGCTGCAATTGCCAGGGCGCAGCCCGCTGGCGAGACGATGTGGCTCGACTGGGTCGATGGAGGGATCGGCGGCGCGTACCGCGACAGTGCGGGCGAAGTGCAGGTGACCGCGCGAATCTCTGCCCCTGTCAATGTATGGTCGTTCGCGGGCGTGAGCTACGACCGTGCCACGCGAGTGCTATCGCTGTTCGTCAACGGCGAAGTGCGAACGTTGACCAAGGCGTCAAACGGCACCCAGGCCATCGTCGAGCGATTCATCACGCTCGGAAGCGTGTACAGCGGCACGCAGGCGGGCGCAGAGGCCGATGGCTTCGCAATCGCGGGAGGCCCGCTGACTACTGCAGAAATGAGCTGGCTCTACAACGGAGGGGCGGGCCGCACTTACGCGGACCTCGCTGCTTGAATCAGAATTTCCTTACCCCTCCAAGCGTACAGCGCCGATAACAAACTCACGCACGGGGCGGGAACATGAGGCCACCAGCCAACGCCCGGGACCCGCGGAAGCGGGACATCCACCCGGCGCGGCCCCGCTCAGGGATGCGCGGGGCGGCTGGTCTCGGCTCCTGCGACGCATGCCGCAGAGAATCGATGCGTCGGCGCACCACTCCCCGGGTCGCGCCGTGCCGGCCGCGCTACTCCCCATGGCGCGCGAGACGCCCGAAAGGCTCGTCGTGACCCGGCTTTCCCTTCGCGCGCGGTGGGTAGGGGAAATCCT